CAGCGCAAATTGTAAATATACTTGTCGTTTTCTATTTCTATGTCTGGATAAAAATAGGTAATCAAATCAATCATCTGGTTGTTATTCACAGTTTCCCCACATCCTTTTTTAAATAATGTGCAAATTTCGTCAATCTCGAATTCATTGTCAAGCGTTTCATCCACTGCCATATTTTCATCCCAGAAACAGACGAATTTTTGCATGGCCGGTAAATATTTGCTGGATATATTCACAAAAACGTCGCCATCTTCCTTGTAGTCCAGTTTTTGTACAAAGAGACTATGCAACGTTTGTTGAAAGATAATGGCTGGCAAATGTTTCGATTCTAAAAAATGTTTCCACAAATATTGCATGTTTTTCCAGTTGATTTGCATAGAATCCGAAGCGCGCGCATTTTTCTGCAAATATTCGTCAATAAACAATTGTATGACGGAATCGGTTGTATTGTTTTTCAAAAACATGACGTCTGCCAATAAGCTATTGTTATTGCTATGGTGTAATAGAAATGTATCGGAATCTTGAAAACGCGTCGAATAATGGCAGGCGACGCACAACATATCGAGCGAACATGCATTGAGCATGGATTTCCATAAACCCTCGTTCTTGACGCTTTCGAGGACCTTGACAATCCGGCATTGTTGATAATTGTGCTCGTGATATTTGTGTTTGATGGTCTGGTGCAAATTTATGCCTAAAAACCCCTGGCACATGGTATTGAGTTCGCGAATAAAATGTTTTGCTTGTGTCGGTAAAAAATGAATGAGGTCGCCGTTTTTCTTGAAAATATTGTCGCCAATCATGGTCAAGAAATATTTCGCTTCGTCTTTTGTGGCGAAAATGGTCGGATACAATTGTCCCAACACATGCTGGATGGTTTCGGATTCGGGCACGGTTTTCGTCAATGCGTTTTCCTTGATGCGTTTCATAATATAGACTTTTGTCCGCTGTTTCCACGACATCAGCTGTTTGTCCGCCGTAATGGTCGTCAATACATGATGCAATATATTGTCTTCGCTGTAGAGCGAATAGTGTTTGCCGTCATAATAAAAGAATTTTTCGGTGGATGCATTGTAAAAATATTGATTGTTATTGAGGAACGACTTGATAAAGGCGGTTTGTTCGGCAGTGAGTTCGTCGATGCGCTGTTGCCGTTGCTCGTGGGTCTTTTGCATGGTTTCGAGTAGTTGCGGCAACTGCTGGCACACATAGGCTTGCATGCGACCCATGACGTATTCATTGTCGGCATATTTTTGACAGAGTTCGTCGATGACGGTTTTGATTTGTGGATGGTCAGATGCCATTTTATGCTATCTAATATATGAAATAGTCTCTATATGAGTTTGCGTAATACTAATACTATTACACAAACCGACCTAAATGCTTACTACACTTCGTATTGCACTGGATTTCGCATATTCGTTCGAAGAATCCACGACAGAGGCCATTAAATATTTCGCAATGACTGCATTTGTTTTGAAAACGTCTTCTGCTGGAAGAACTGCGAACCATTGATATTTGTGGCGACGCAATATTTCATGCGCTGGGATAAGAATGCCATAGGCTTCGGGTGCAATATCTAAATATTCTTCTTCCATGAGATGTTCCAGTAATATGGGTTTTCCTTTTTGCGTTTTGATACCAATCCTTTTCCCATTCACCAGTGTCATTTGCCCATTTTTGATTGCATGGGCGCACCAGGACGAAGTGTCGCCGGTGAATTTAGACTCACTCGAAAAATGAGGATTTTGACTGCGTTGTTTTAAATATTCGACGAGCGCTTTGATGGTTTCGTCGTTTTTCCTCGCGCCCATAAAATGTATGTTTGGCGAAAACATGTTTTGCGACAAATCTGCAGAATGATTGATTTTTTCGCAAATAAAGGGGACATTTCCGGCGACTCCTTCGTCGTATAACCCCTTTAAATTCTTCATGCACAAAAAGGAGTTTGGAACCACCATTCCACCATAATAATACAAGAGTTGCATCATTCCGACTTCGCGATAATAACCGCGCATGGGTTTTGCGACCGTTTTCAAATCAATATCCCACGATGGAATCAACCGACTAAATGTGTCGTCGTCAATCAAACACACGTTGAAATCTTCCCCACAATGATTAATGATGGTTTTAATGGTCAAATGTAAATAGGGTTGATTTAAATCGGTGCTGTTGCGCGACTGAAATGATTTCCAGTGACGCGAATTCACCTCGTATTTTGAATGAATCCACAATTTCGGTTTGTTAAATCCATACAAGGGAGAATCATTCAGCAAATATTTCCGAATTAAATCATATTCATCATTGGTGGAGAATGCTTGTTTGGCATTCATACCAATAAAACTCACAATCGCTATGACACCAATAGCTATAAAATATTTATAAGTATTTTTTGAATCCAACATATATACTAAGGTATGATATTATTTGGATTGAGGAAAATACACAAAGAAATCAATATTATATTTTGACTTGTCATATTTCATCGTCGATGAATACATAATCGCGTGACTTTTACATATTTGCCGAATAATATTGGTAAAAGATTTATAGGTAAATTCGCGCGTCACATAATACGCTTTTGATGCATGATAATATTCTATGATGGTTTTTAAAAACGCTTCATGATAATTGTTATAAAGGAGAACTTTGAAGGCATTCGCATCAATCAAATAATACTTGTCGGTTTTCAGACATATTTTTTCTAGCAAATCCATCAATATTTCTATTGGTATTCTTCTCCTAAATGTTTGACAAATCATCTTACTATACATACTAGACATAATAAATTGACTAAATATTTTCATCGGATGTGAGAACATTACACAAATTGTTTAAAAATAGTGGCAATTCAATAACATCTTCGTGCATATTGTGAAATATTGTAATATATTTACAAATCACCGGAATCATTCGATATTTTTCATCTTCGGTTAATAGTAAAGTACTTTTGACAAAGGCGAAAAAATAGTCGAGAATATCAATGACTGAATAACCATAATCATGTATTTTAAACCAAATGTCTAATGCTGATTTCAGGTCTTTGTTTCGGAGGTGAATAATCGTTTCTTCAAATTTTTGTGATGAAATATGCGAACATATTTTTTTGCAAATTTCTAAAGTAACCGGTTCTCCGACAATATATATTTTTTCTAAATATTGAATCAGATTTCGAACTGAATTTTTAGAAATATGTAATACATACTCTTGCGATTCTTGATCCATCACAATATTTTCTTCGACAATGATTTTATTCATTAATTTTTGAGAACATTGTGGTGATGGTGGTTCCAATGACAATATATGTAACCGTGATTGAATACTTTCAATGACTTTTTGTAAAGTCGTACATACACTGATAAAATTCACATTGTTTTGATATTTGTCAATATAGTTTCGGAAAACTTGTTGGCACTGTTCGTTAATCATATCTAAATCATCGACAATAATGAGTTTTTTCTTTCCGAAAATATTGCTACTTGAACGACAAAAGGTTTTCATTTCATTGCGGTAATAATTGATACCTTGTTCCTTGAGATTATTGACATGTAATATATTGTTCTCCGGCATGGGTTCATCTGCACGCAAACCATAATATTCTCGTATCATAGCATACAATAGTGTGGTTTTACCAGAACTTGTATTTCCTACAAAAAGCACATTTAAATTATCGATTTCAAATAAGGTTTTCAACACACATTTAAAACTGTCATTGGTGTCAAAGTCGGAAACGTAATACGGTTTGTATTTATTGATAAATGTTGGATGATTCATTTCTAAGTTCTCGACAAAACTATTTATATTATTGCACAAACAAAATATAAATACTAAATGTTTTGCGTACATATACAATGAAAAAATCATTTTACGATGTTCTCGGCATAGAAAAAAATGCATCGGAAACTGAAATCAAAAAAGCATATCGCGCACTGTCATTGAAATATCATCCCGACCGAAATCCGTCCGAAGAAGCACGAGCATTATTTCCGTCCATCAACGAAGCCTATGAGACCCTAAGTGACAAAGCGAAAAAACAGCAATATGATATGGAAATGAATGGATTCGGTGGAATACGCATGGGTTCTGCGCATGGTGAAATGGACGATATTCAAAATATTTTTAATATGATGTTTGGAGGTCAATCGCGTGTTCCTGGTTTCGGCGGTCCCGGATTTCCGGGCGTCCATGTATTTCATGGACCGCCCGCCGGGTTTCCCGGGGGTCACCCATTTCAACATATGTTCCAATCTATGCAGAAACCGCCACCTATTATAAAAAACGTGCAAATCACTCTAGAACAAGCTTATGTAGGATGTTCTCTACCCATTGAAATTGAACGATGGACCATGGAAAATGAAGTCAAAACACATGAAGTAGAAACAATTTACGTTCCGATTCAACAAGGAATCGACGACAATGAAATCATTGTTTTCCGCGACAAAGGTCATATTGCCGGCGATGCATTACGCGGTGACGTCAAAATAGTGATACATATAGCAAATTCTACTATATTTCGACGCCAAGGTCTTGATTTATTATATTCGGCGAAATTGTCTTTGCGCGATGCTCTTTGTGGATTTTCCTTTGAATTAAAACATTTGAATGGAAAAGCCATGAATATTACCAATTATTCAAACAAAACCATTATCACACCAGCTACGAAAAAAGTTATACCGGGATTAGGTATGATGCGAGATAAACAAGTCGGCAATTTGATACTTGAATTCGACATTACGTTTCCGGCATCTATTACACCCGAACAATGCGAGGCTTTAGAAAAGATATTAGTGTAAATATTTAGGGAAAACAGATTCCTAAATATTTAGGCGGAAATGCGTTTGGTAGGAATCGCGACATCTACAATGTAAATGGAATTTTCGGTGACAACAATATATTCCGTACCCGTTTTGTATATTTTTGCAATTGGACTCGTATATTCTTCTTCGCTTTTAACAAGTAATTTCTCTTGATTTTCTTTGACACCGATTAAAACGGTTTTGTCTAAAGAATTGGTCCAATAATCAAACATAATCGGTTTATCTTCGACGATGGATAATTTGGCAGCATGCTGCAGGGTGTTATTTTCAGGTAGTCTATACCCATTCGGAGTAGTTACGGCAGGTGTAGAAGATGGCTTTGCGAGAACGGTTGAACTCATTTACTATGAAAATATAAAATAAATATGAAGTTTTACTTTATATACTTGTTTTGCTAAATATTATATTATTGCCATAATATATCCCCCAAAGTTATATGTTGTCTAAAAAGGACATTATAGAATTGTATAGCAAAATCATGACGGATTATTTACTCATGATTGACCGTTCCGACATTATCAAAAAGATGACCAACGTGTCTGCCGTCGCATATAACGGTTCGCAAATTATTAATCATGTATTTAATTTACAAATCACACACGATGCTTCGCAAGAAGCCTTGTTGTACAGTTGTCAAAAAGCGAGTTTTTGTTATGTAGAATACATTGAGCAAATGCACCACACGAATTTGTCGAATTCGCTCGACGTAGGCACCATCGCCAGTTTTATATATAAACAATCACTAGCGACTCTTTCACCAACATCCATCCACAATGACCATATTCATCATTTGCTAAATCTAATTCACCGCATGTTTTTCATTTTAATGGCATGGGACACAAATCTTTCGCAAAGTGCCCGGATCGCCATTTGCGATACACATCTAGCAAATTACATCAAAATGTTCTATAACATGTTACCATTAGCATATGATTATTGCAAACATATGGAATGTGTGTCGAAATCTTACTCCATGAATGACGACACATTTTTCGAATTTTTAAACGAATATTATAGTGTTATTTATAAATTAAAAAAGAAAAATGAATTATTACCCTCTTCGGCGATTCATGAAATCATACTATTACACAAAACTGCCGAACATGCTATTACCAATATTCGCGCCAGTGTAAAGGAATTGTTTATGATATAATGTTTTGCTGCAAATAATGGTCGGATATTTGTACTGTGCGTTTTCGTAATTTTGTTTTTTTATTTTTTACTACATGTCCATCATTTTCAACACATATTTGTGAATATTCGGATGATAATATTTTTTTAATAAAGTCATAGATAAATGTCAATATTTTTTCGGAACAATTTCCGACAATGAGGCAACTACCGGTGCGAAATACCATGAACGACACTTCGGTGTATTTTTTATTGTCGTCGAGCTCGCTCATTTTCATGGATCGTTCATTTTCCATAATACGTCCATTTTGTAATTCTTCATCCATTCCTATTTCATTATTGAAATAGAATTTGCATTTTACACCGGGGTAACTACATGGATCGTAGGCGGCTTCGATTCCGTATTTGTCACTCCTCAAAATACTATAGAGTTTTTCGCGATTGACGAAAAAGCCGCAATTGAAATTGGAATTAATCAACACGTTGTCTTCTGCATTGTTTTCTAAAAATTCCAATGGGGTTTCTACTTGTGGCTGAATATATTCTAAAATCATCGATTTTACAATATCAAAGAGTCGCGTGTTTAAAATTCCGGGGATTTCTAATTTCCCCGTATTAAACACCTTGACATGAATTTCGCGAAAATCCCCATCATATTCAAATCGTAAAATCATGGCAAAACAATTGTAAAATGCATTCTTGATTTTACTACGACAATTCATAATGTCTTTTTTCGAAATGCCAATGGTGATTTTGCGCTCGTCTTTGAATTTAATACGACGGGCCAGAGGATTGTTAATTTGTTTAATCACGTGTTCTGTGTAATAGTATGCATTTTTTAATTTTTCACAATATGTCAAATATTCTTCCTCGGTTTTCGAGACGATTTTCATTTGTTTTTTAATGACTCCGGACATCGGTTTCCAGTATTCAATGACTGGAATATTCCAAAATATAGTATGAATATCTATGGGCTGATTCAAAAACAATACTTTTGTTTTGGTTGAAATGTATAGATCATCACATTTAGGAACGTCGCTATGATTTAGCGGAGATTGTGGAACCACAGGTTTTGTCACAGGCACGGGATTTCCTTGACATGATAAATATTGTAACCATTCGTCATCTACGGTTGTCATTATTTAGCGGCTTTAAGTACTTTACATATTTTTGTTTAAGTAGTTTCAATTTTGTAGTTTTGTACTATAAAAAATATCTACACTAATACTATACACATGATTGCATCGTACGAAAAACATGAACCCGTGAATACTATTCAATTACCAACCAAACATAAAATCAGTAAAACTACCGGAAAAAATACTATTCCGATACCTGTGAATACGCAACAATTCGAAATCCGACCATCGATGTGTTTTTTCGATCCAAATATGGCAAGTTCTCCACCGAATCAATTTATAAATTCGATTTCACAGCGTATGAATATGTATTATACGGATTCAACCAATATTCAATATGAAAACAAACGCGTACGGGCAAATTCATTCGAGTATATGATTCGTTCGCTTCCTATTCAGCGAGTATAATCATGTATAGCATAAAAGACAAACCGTAAAAAACTGTCATGGTCAGCGTCAGTATTGTGAATACTCTTTTCTATAATATTCAAATAGGAGGCATCTATATTCGGCGATGTTCTCATGACATGTGTAAAATAACATTGCATTAATATTTTCTTGTCCATGTTGTATTGCACACTATATGCATGTATATTCTGCAAAAAATCGTCTATCGTGGTATCTTTCGTATAAAGCAATCGGTGAATATCTTCCCACACGCCGACATGAATAATATGACCACTCCATTCTGATAAATTTTGATTTAGCTGGATAAAATTTATCATCGACCGGATATCCGACTGATACATGGTCTGTATGGCGTCAATTTCGCCGTTTGTAATCACCAGGTTCTCCGCCGAAGCAATTTGTCGGATAAAGTTCTCGATTTCCGCTTTCGGTAATTGATTGAAGCGCACGCCGATGAATTCATGTTGCAATGATTCGTCGATTTTACTAATATAATTGCAAATGAGACAAAATCGCACATTACTATTACACGTTTGAATCAGGGTTTTTAGCGCCTGTTGTGCGGATTTCGTCATGTAATCCACTTCGTCTAATATCACAAATTTGAATCCCGTTTCAAAGAGATTTTTCGAACGGACGAATTGATAGATTTGATTGCGAATAATATCAATACCACGTTCATCCGATGCATTCAAGTGAATCACAGTGCCCTGGCTTTTTCCGAAATATTTTTGCTGGTATTCGTCGATTAAATTCATAATCGTCGTCGTTTTCCCCGTTCCGGGCGGACCATAAAATAGCAAATTCGGGAAATAGGCCTTGTCAATAATTTTTCGGAAAAGCTGGCGGTTTAGCGGGTCGAGTACAATGTTCTCAAATTGGGTTGGACGATACTTTTCTACCCATGGTTTCGACATTTGAATACTAGATACTTGTCAAAACTCTTTATGTGGATTATGAATCAAATCTTCTATTACACATGTACGCCATGAAGATTTGCAATGGTTCAAGAGTGTAAAATTGATTTGCATACGATTGGTTTGATTCTTATTATTCAAACATCCACCAATAGTAATATGGCCGAACCCGAAGGTTATTTAGAACTAATTCTTGGACCTATGTTCTCCGGAAAAACCACGCAACTTATTCAACACTACAAAAAATTCACTTATATTGGCAAAAAAACGGTCGTTATCAATTATGCGGAGGACAAGCGATACCACGATAGTATGATGTCTACCCACGATAAAGTGATGATTCCGTGCCTATTTGCAAAGACCCTTTCCGAAATATGGCCGCAATATCAATCTGACGTTTTTATCATCAATGAGGGGCAGTTCTTTGCCGATTTATATCCTATTGTTTTAGATATGGTGGAGAACCATCACAAATCCGTCTATATTTGTGGATTAGACGGCGATTTCAAACGCCAGAAATTCGGACAGATTTTAGACTTGATTCCTTATTGTAACAAAATCGAAAAACTGAATTCGTTGTGCGCCCTTTGTAAAAATGGAAAACCCGGCCTATTCTCCCACCGTATCACACAAGAAAAAGACCAAGTAGTCATTGGTTCGGATAATTACCAGCCGCTATGTCGGACATGTTACCGGTCGTGTAACCCGACCAACAAAACATTAGTGTAACCCTAACAAATGAAAGATACACTTCAATTTAACCGGTCACCTTTTCGAGCTACCCTCACTAAACTATTTTTCGAAAGGATATAAAGTTTCGCCAATATATTTTTATACGAGGGAGTAAGAAGGGCCTAGTGAAAGAGGATGACTACAAAACGTGCAACTAAAAAAACAATCGAACCAGAAAATGTCCAAATGATTTTAGAAGAAGCTGAACCCAATTCAGTCAAAAAACGCGGAAGAAAACCAAAGGGAGGAAAATTAATCGTAAAACAATCTGAAGAAACATTAGCACCGGTTGCTTTGCCAAATATTATATTACATTTAAAATGCTCACTCAATGATTTACATGAATACAACGACAAATACAATAAACTTGTCACCGACCCATTATCTTATAATCCAGAAATTCCACCCACTGTCATGCCATACGATGATAATCATCTAAAATACAATACGATTGCGTCTTTTCAAGAAGATGCACATCGCGATGTTTCTACACAAAACGAATCAAAAATTTCAAATCATTTTTGTTCGAAATGCGCAGCGGCGGAAGAATCACCAGATGATGATGCAACAATTAGCATGAAAGACATCAATACCAAACTCAAACGCCTAAAATTAGACCTCTACAAAAACAATTTACCGGATAAAAAATCGGCATGTTTCTGGTGCACATATGATTACGACAATCCAACCTGTTATATTCCTAAATATGAATTAGACGGGGCGATTCATGGATATGGATCGTTTTGTCGTCCAGAATGTGCAGTGGCATATTTAATGAAGGAAAACATTGACGATTCGACCAAATTTGAACGTTACCATTTGCTGAATAACATTTACAGCAAAATCTATGATTTCAAGAAAAACATTAAACCTGCCCCGAATCCATATTATTTACTGGAAAAATTTTACGGCAATTTGACCATTCAGGAATATCGCAAATTGCTAAAGACCGAACATATGTTACTGGTCATCGATAAACCGCTTACACGTATTTTGCCCGAATTACATGAAGACAACGAAGATATGGTGTTAAATATTCATGGTAATAGCACCACCAAATCGCAAGGCAATACCGTAAGCAATGGGGTGTATAAAGTAAAGCGTCAAAGTGAAAAACAACAAGGACCGAGTAAAACGTCCATTATGCGTGACAAATTCGGCTTGTCTGGATAAGAATAGTTAGTGCGCTATATGTTTCTTAGTTAGTGTAGAACAAACAAACAATTTTGTGACAAATATAAAGAGTTTGTCACAACATATACAAACTATGATCACCATACATTTGATGGGAGGTTTAGGCAACCAATTGTTCCAGATTTTTGCCACCCTTGCATATTCACTCGAGTATGATCATCCATATATTTTCCCTTATTCCGAAACACTAACGTCGGGAGTAGAACGCCCGACCTATTGGGATAGTCTTTTTAAAAATATGAAAACATGTACCACGATTATGCAACATTACGGATTCACCAATCAAACACTCGCCGCGCTTCCTCAATGGAGAGAACCTGGATTCAATTATACGAAAATACCCTATATTCCCCTTCAACAAGATTTCATGTTGCATGGTTATTTTCAATCGCCTAAATATTTCGAAACCCACAAGACCTCCATTTTGCAATTGCTCCAATTCCCCGAAATCCAACAAACGATTCGCCAACAATTTGCGCATTATGTAGACCCATCAACCCATACTATCAGTATGCATTTCCGTCTAGGGGACTACAAATATAAACAACAATATCATCCCATCATGTCTCCCGAATATTACAAACGCGCCTTGACCCATCTATTGTCGAAATTATCCACACCCCATATCAAGGTCCTCTATTTCTGCGAAGCCGAAGACAATGCCTATGTCACAAGTGTCATAGAGTCTTTGCGCCAATCCGTTGAACAATCAGTAGTCAAATCTGTCGATTGGGTCAAAGCCGACGACACCATCCACGACTGGCAACAATTGATGTTGATGAGCTGTTGCGATAGTCATATTATTGCGAATAGTTCCTTCAGCTGGTGGGGCGCATATTTGTGTAATAGTAATCATTCGCTGGTTTGTTACCCTAGTACGTGGTTCGGACCGGCTATGGCCAAGACGCACTGCGTGAATGATTTGTTCCCGGAAACATGGACGAAAATCGATGCATAAACGATTTTATGCAAAACGATTTGCATAAAATTGAAATCGTGCAAACAATACGACTAGATATGTAATCTGCAAATACATATCTATTACACAATATGCCGCTAATACCATTACGAACCGATTCCTTGAAATCTATCAAGAAACAGCTTGACAAGGAAGTCAAGAAATCCATACAAACAATGCGCGCACAAATGGAGGATTATGAAATTTATCGTGACAACTATGAATACATGCGTTGCTCTCCGATGGTCCAGTCACTTTTGCGCGACAATAAAGAATTAAAACGCGACAATCGAGAATTAAAACGCAAAATCAAGGACTTGAAACGTGTGCTTCGAAACAAAAAAAATATAAAAATGGAAACACGTGGTAACAATACAATTGATTTGACCAATGATGACGAAATAGAAATAAAAACCATACATTTAACATCTGAACCAAACATCGGCTATGATTTAATTGAATGTGTTGATTCCGATGATGACGATGGAATATCAGACGCTGGTTCCGAGGAGGAAGCCGACGACGCTAGCGCTGGTGCCGAGGAGGATGACGCTGATGCTGGTGCCGAGGAGGAAGACGAAGAAGAAGATGCAGATGCAGAAGAAGATGCAGAAGAAGAGGAAGAAGAAGATGCAGATGCAGAAGAAGAGGAAGCTAACGCTGGTGAAGCCGAGGAAGAAGAGGAACACGCTAACGAGGAAGAAGCTGAGGAAGAAGCTGAGGAAGAAGCTGAGGAGGAAGAAGCTGAGGAGGAAGCTGAGGAAGAAGCTGAGGAGGAAGCTGAGGAAGAAGAAGCCGAGGAAGAAGCCGAGGAAGAAGCCGAGGAGGAAGAAGCTGGTGAAGCTGATGAGGAAGACGCTAGCGCTGGTGAAGCAGACGAAGAGGAAGAAGGCGTCTATGAAGTCAAGATAAAAAATAAAACATACTATGTCACAAATGAAACAAATGGAACCATATATGCGGTTGCATCAGACGGTGAAGTAGGTGACGAAGTCGGCAAATATGTGGATGGAAAACCTACCTTCACTAAAAAATAACGAGTGCTTGTGGAAAACCGCATTCACTAAAAAAGAATTAGTGCTTTCGAACTGTGTAATAGTAATTCTTTCTTTTGTATCTACGACGTGTATTGCGTCTTTTTTTTCCACCGACCGCTACTGCATTTGCCATTGGGACTTGAAATGGATTTTCAGCAGGATTGAGAACCGGTGCGGCTTCAGGCAATTTTTGTGATGATTCTGTTACTTTTTTTGCGACAGAGGCAGACGCGGCAGATATTTTAGCTTTGGCTTCTTCGACTTCCCGGATACTTTCAGCGGCTTCTTTTTTTTGATTTTCAAGTGTTTCTTCAATACTGAATGGTTTTTTCCGTAAAATTTCGAATTGGTTACGTCGGGAAGTCAATCGGTCAAAAGCTAAGGTGAGTTGTTCGTCTAAATAATCGCACTTTACCATGCCTTTGTTTGCCGGATTTAATTCGCCCTTGATGACTTCCATATATACGAAAATTTCGTATTCGGGTTCTTTGGATTCAGACGATGTTTTTTTGGAGGTGACAGACACGTTCCATAATTCGTCAAATTTGGGTTGTTTTCCTTCGTTGATGAGTTCATCAGCTGGATGGATGATTTTCGTATGAAAGTCGTCACTGGTATTTTGGAAATATTGATTCATGATTTTTTGAAGA